TCTATAATCTTTATCCCTTCCTTTGTCCTTTGCCTTCTGCAAATACTTCCTAAACCCACTAACGGATATGTAATTAAATCTATTCCGTAATTATAATATAATTCAATACACGTAAGATATTCTTCTAATGTATAGCCTTGAATTACAGGGAGTAAATACACATAATCATTGAATAGCTCTGATAAAGTAATATAGTTATATACTGTTTCTTGTATATGTTGGTTTACACTTTTACCCGACTTCTGACAAACAAAAGGTTCGCACATTCTATCTTGTGGTGCTACAAAGACGGGGGCACCAACATTATCCACTATGCGTTTTACTATATCAACATACTGTCGTTCTGTGATCCTCCATTTACCATATGTATTTAATTCTGTAAACCCACCACTATCTAAAGCATACGGAACACTAGCTTTATAAAAAGTCTTTCTATTTTCTAGTATCCTCCTGGATACCATAAAAGGAATACTAATTCGATCTATCCACTTTGCATTGTGAATACCAATATAAAATATACTCATCCTACGTACTCATAAATATCTGCTATTGGTACTTAGTATAGTATATTACGATAGTAACATACCTGCTAGCATTTGTCAAGTACCAATATCTAATGTTCGCAACCATTCCATTACATTGCACTTAAAGCTACCATTGATGGTAATAGCCTTATTTTCTTTTTTAAGTTCTTTAATAAACGTGGATGTGAATACTACAGAATTATGTACTTCATTGTAACCGATAGACAGGTACCGAAAGTATTGTCGATTACCAGAATAAGCACTAGCATTACCAACATTGAAACGCAAGTAAGTATAATGCTCACTGCTATTAGCATCTTGGACACTAACACCACTATACGTAAACTTATAGGTCTTACCATTATCCCGTATGGTTACGGTATCTTCTGTAATGGTAAGTGCCTGCTGGTTATCGTTTGTTAGTTTCATTGTTAGCGTCCTTTCAACTAAATTACTTAACTGTCTATACTATAGCATACCCGCTACCATTTGTCAAGTACTTTCACCTAACCATTTTACAAACAACTTGCGCATACGTGCTGATGGTAGGATCAATGTAATGGGCTTGTTGTCTCTCAGTGCTGATCGGAATATGAATTGTATCAGTTCCGTTAAAGCATATTGATCATTGTCAAGGGGTATCTTATGCTGCTCACAAAAGCGTTTAATCTCTGGTTTATAGTTCCTTGACCATAGGTAGAATATAACGGTCTTGTCTTTGTATTCATTGGTAGCTCTGGTATTTACTGCAAGCCAGGTAGCTGTCTTATAGCGAGTACCCCTTAGTTTATCCCATTGATCTTTCGGGCAAGTAAAAAGCATATCTTCTATTTTGATATGTGTATTGTGTCCAAGGTACGTGCTAATCTTTTTCTTTAGCTCTGGCTTCTTTATCTTCTTTTTCCAGTCATTCCAAGTATATGAGTAACCCAACGCTGTTATACCGCTAACATCTGGCATATGTATTAGTTCCCTGATCTCTGCTTTTACCTGTGAACTAGACTTCATAAGTTCCGGCTTTATCATTTTAACAAGCAAACAATGAGACGTTAACCAGGAATAGAACAAAGAGTTTATAAACTTATATGTTAGGATATATACTTTACTGAATTGCTTAAGTATAGCCGGAGATAACTCCGCTATAACCACATTTTGTTCAAACAAATAAGCCAACCCACTTTTACAAGCTCTATATATAATATGTTCTACTTGATCTTGCTCCTCGTCATAGTCATCTATGTTACCCATAAATAGCAAGCGGTTATCTGTAGATACTACAAGGTCACCGCTAGATAACATATTCTTTAATCTACCCCGCGATATATCATAGGTATCTATAACGTCTAGTGCCTCATCAATAACCAGCGTAGTATTATCTGGTATCTCTGCACTATCTAATTGTAGAAACAAAGCGTGTGTAGTAGCTATATTATGGTGGCAAATACTTTGTCTGAAACCTTCTCGTAAAGTATACTTTGTTTCAGATAGCATAGGCATAGGCTTTATAGTGTTAGGTATAGCTTTACATATACGATCTTGCTCTGGCTTTAGTGGGGTAACATATACAAACCTTTCTCCACTTTCCTTTAATCGGTTGATAACCCAAGAAGTTTTACCAGTTCCAGGTAGCTCATCAATTACATAAATCTCTGTCATACATTCCTCTTTCTGTTAAGGGTGAGCATTTAGACGTGCTCACCTTGTAAATTTTAGCTGATTACAAAGCCTTAAAAATAGGGGTTACGCAAAAAGAAATCCCCCTAAATATACTTATAAATATTATACGAACAAAGAAACAAAAATGTTTCAGTCATCTATCAGTATAACACGAATAGTTATGTTTGTCAAGTAAATGCAACATATAGATACTTTATAACGTCTAATATGTAACAGCGCCCCTTAAGGGGGCGCATTTATCATTTAATTTATAATCCATAACTCATAATCTCTTTGTCACATATCGAGTAACACATATCAATATCTGCCATTGTATAGGGACATATTGATATTTGATATTGATACTTGACAAGTGATAGCGAGTATGCTATACTAGTTACAAGTTAAGCGATATACAGAAAGTGAGTAACACAATGAACGCAGTAATCAAGTGGTTGTTTGATAAATCAGAAGAGGTAGAGCGGTATGATGATATAGACGGGGTAGAAGTACAGTACTACTTCAAAGGTAAGCTACCTGCTAAGATGTACAATGACTTGCTAGATTACTTGTATGATCTACCACGGGATCAAAAAGAATGGAAAGATGGTAAAGGAGGGTGTACATATACTGTTAAGTTGCTAGATACTGACACTGAGTACAAAGCGTATCATATAGACTATAAGAAGAACAAAGGCAGTACTCAGGTAGTATTTAAGTTCTGTCATATGTGGGCTAAGTAAATGAGCAATCAATGGGAATACATACGGATAGATCACGCTAATACACTATACAACTTCCGCAGTAAACTACTTTCTTTTGATTGTAGTTTCTGCGGAATACCAGAACGGGGTTACTATACAGTAACAAGAAAGTCTTTGTTTTCTGGAAACGTATATACTGACTATTGTTGTGAAGTATGTAAAGATAAATGGCTACCCTCTTCTGATATTGATACTTGACAACACATAAGGACTGTGTTACTATCGTAAGATACTATACTTGATTACAAGTTAAACAACTGATATACAGAAAGGCGTTAACAATGATTAAAGTAATGGATACGGATAGCGGGTATATGGTACGTGTTAGTAGCGAACAATACTTTTTTTGTTTTTTTAATTCTCTTTCTGATCTGGTATCATTTATTAAATTTAGTGGTACAAAAGAAGTGTTGGTAGATGATGTATCAGTATCTTTGTCTGATGCTATAGAGATCAGCAAACAATTGGATGAAAGTTATACGTTTACATATAGCGGTGTAGTACATCGTAACTGGAAAGAGTGAGTAATACATATCTGTCTTTGTAAAGTCAAGTATTGATATTTGATATTGATACTTGACAAGTGATAGGTAGTATGTTATACTTGATTACAAGTTAAGCGATAACAGAAAGCGAGTAACACAATGGAACTAAACGAACTGAGAAATATCAAGACTGGTATAGCGGCTATCGATTGGATTATTAGTAAAGGTGACTTGTTTGACTTTAGTGATGATGAATATATTGAGTACAATATTATCTTTACTGGTTATATTGCATCTTCTAGGATATATGAGATAAGTAAAGCGGTGAACTCAAACGGTAACATTATTATCAAAGATACCGAAGAAGAAACTATTATGATATCTGCAGACCTTGGTATGTTTAAAAGCACTTGTAATAGAATTAGATTTAAATTAAGTTATACTGCGTATAAGTAAGCAGAAAGGGTTACACAATGCTTCTATGGTCTATACATCCGGCATTACTTGATACACGTAAGAGGGTTAGATAGACAATACCAGCTGCTTGCGCAGTGTAAACTGCAGGAAAGGAAAAGATAAAGAATGAAAATGAATTTATACGCGTATGCAATTACTGCTAGAAAGACTAATAATGACGGATGGTTTTCTGTAGGGACAATGGTAGGTGCTAATGTTGCACCAAATGAACAAAGAGCTTATGATATTGCTATAGATGTAGCTAAAGATAAATTTCCAAGTTACGCTGGTTGGACTAATTATGATGTTTATTTGTGTCTAATACCAGAACAGTATGTTAACCAAGAAGCGTTAGACAGTATTTAGAAAGACAAGAATATGAAATACCACATTATCCTAGAGACTGATGGCACTCGCAAGCAGTTATCACATAGGGCTCAGCTATTTAATAAAGCTGTTAGACGTGCTAGGAAACTAGCAGCAGAGATGTATCCTAACAAGCACTTGACAAATACTTCTACAGGATGTATACTTAAAGAGTATTCAGAAATTTATATCGTAGAAAGCGGGTTGGTATGAAGTACGTAGCGGAATTGTTTAGTATGGACGTTTATGTTTATATTGTAAATGAAGGGGAATAAGTTATGGGTAACTTTTGGCAGCAGTTGGCAAGTGGTATTGGTAGCAGTAACGAGGGTGGTGATATTGGACTTTTGAAAGAGCCAAAGACGGTACTGAAAATTATGGTACCTGAGGGAGCTAAAGAACGGAATGACACAAGTTGGTTTGTTTCTTTTAAGCAGTACTTTCCCGGTAACCCCAAACCAACTATGAAGTATATGGTACACGCGGTATGCTTGCGGACATACGGTAAAGATGGGACTGTGCAGGATACTGAGAAGGTGGTAAAACCTTGGGTATTAAACGTAAGCAGTTTTAAGCAATTCGTCACATTGTTTGCTGATCCAGAAATGGATGTATACACAGCAGAAGGCGGAGCACCTATTACCATTACAAAGTCTGGCTCTGGTATGGATACTTCCTATTATGTTGCAGCAGGACAAAAGGCTTTTGATAGTTCAGGTTATAGTACCGATGGTGTTATGACGTTGCAAGAAGCGATTGATCAATTGACTAAAGACAAAACTGATAAAACTGCTAAAGACGACAGCGATCAAATAGAATGGTAAATTGATAGCAAATTGCTGCATAAACCCTATTGACAAAGACGTTGATAGGGTTTATACTGTATACAGAGTTAAGAAACAAGTATACAGAAAGGCAATGAGTTATGTGGACAGACAAGACGGTAGCAGCAACCCCTATTACACGGATTGTAAAGGAAACTGAAAAGGCGTGGTTGATTAGTTTCGGTACAGTATCAGTCAATAGTGAAGCAGAGCATACTGAATGGTTTCCTAAATCACAAACCGAGGTTTATGAAACTAGCACTTACTTGTTTATTGTTTGTCCCGTATGGTTAGCTAAGAAAACGTTTTGTCAAATAGCTCCTTACGGTATGGTAGGATATTACAACAACCTACAGGATTTTGTAGTAAGTATATAATGAGGGATATAAAGAGACTATAGTCACATCGGCTATAGTCTCTAGTATTATGCTATGTGTATATCGGATGTAATCTGAATAAGTCTTTAGAGGAGTAACGTATTGAATAAACAGCAGATCATAGATGAAAAGATACCAGTTATAGCGTCGTTTAGTGGAGGAAAAGATAGCACGGCATTGGTACTATACTTGTTATATGAAAGTGGTATTACCAGGGAGCAACTGCATATAGTCTTTGCTAATACAGGATGGGAGCACCATTATACATACTGGCAAGTATTAAAGATGGCAGAAAGACACCCCGTGCAAGTAGTAAGAAGTGAAAAGTATGATGGTATTTATGATCTTATGAAAAGACGTGGTATACCTACTAGGCTTTCACAATTTTGCACACACGAATTAAAACTTTACCCACTAAGAGAATACCAAAACACTTTTACGGATTTTGTAACCGCCCAAGGGATACGAGAAGAAGAGGGTACACACAGTAATGATCGAGGTAATAAAAATATATTCGAATTTGATCTAGGTAGTATGCATTATAGTTGGTATCCTATATATGAATATACCTTGCAAGATGTATGGAATATACACGATAGGTATGACTTCCCCCGCAATAAGTTATATGATTTAGGATGTACACGGGTAGGTTGTTTCCCTTGTATATATGCGAAAAAGTCAGAGTTAGCTTTATTGAAAAATGAACCGGATAGAATACAGCAGATCAGAGATATAGAGGAAGCAAGGGGTACCACATACTTTTACAGAAAAACACCAGAAAGGTTTAGGGATACTGTCACAAAAATAAGTAAGAAGAGTAGTGCTAGTATAGACGCTGTTATAAAGTGGGCAACAGAGGATAAAAGTAAGGATACTACAAAAAGCAAAAACGATCTGCTAGACGGTACTTGTAGTGAAGGTCTATGCGAATAGGAGGTACCTATGAAACAGGAGCGATTAATCTACCTAGCAACCATCCTTGTGTTGCCAGAACTGCCAAAGGTATTACAGCGCTATGTACCTTTGTATGATGTTATACAGGGTATACAGCAGTATGGTATAGTCGGAGTATCTGCTAATATGGAAAGCGTACCAGATCAGTTAATGGGTATGGTACGTAAAGGAAAACAAGCAGGAGAGCCGGGTACAATAGCGGAATACAAAGCTATCATAGCTGATACGATATACCACGGTGTAGAGAGTAGCAATCTAACGGGTAGGGAGAAAGTAGAATTATATGCTGTATTAGATCAATGGAGTAAAGCACGACAGTTATCACTTGTTGAAAAGAAGATAACATCATTTGATAAAAGGCTACTATCAGAAAAGGGGCAACAAGATTTTATATTTGGTACAGGGTTTGATCCCCTGGATACACTCACAGAAGGGGTACCATCTAATAGCCTGATACTGTTTCTTGCTCATACCGGGGCTGGTAAAACATCTGTAATGCTATCATTAGCGAATAGTCTGTCATACAATTACAGAGTGGTGTATATCAGTTATGAAATGTCAGAAATTGCGGTATGGGAACGTACGCAGTATCTTAATAATCTATGCACTAAAGATGTATTATTGACAGGGGCATATACATTAGATGAGATCAGAGAGTACATAGACGAGGATACTATAATCTTTGTCGACTATATATCTAAAGTACCCCACAGTGAAAAAGAGGAAAGGATACGACTTAGCAAGATCGCAAGCGAACTAGCAAGTATGGCTATTGGCTGTAAAGCAGTTATCACTGCACAGCAAGCTAAACGTGGTCAATCACTATCTTTAGAAGCAGGAGCAGAGAGCTGGGCTGTAACACACGATGCCGCACTTGTGTTAGGTATCACACAAGGCGGTAACGATTATAGTCACCCTGGTTATAAAACTGTAGAATTGGAATGCTTTAAGAATAGGTACGGTAAATCAGGGACAAAAGTAATCTTCCCCTTTAACTATGCTACATTGCATTATGGACAGGTATCAGTTAGTGGGGATGCACGTGTTGACTATGATGCAGATTGGTAAAGGAGTATATAATGGCAGTTAGTCATACAATGCTACAAACACTGATAGACGTATATGCTAGTAGTGTACAAGTACTTACAGGAGAGATAGACCATGCACAATGGATTGATCGTATAGATATTAGAGATAAAACTCTACGGGCTTTAGAGTACCGTGGTTACTTGACTATAGTAGACTATCGTAGATCAGGGTATGCAGAAGCATACAAAGTAACTGATAAAGGGGTACGTTACTTGGAGAGATACCACAAAAGGCGTTTAGATGAGTTATCGAATAGGAACGGTTAAAGATGGTAATTTGTTTATACGGTGTACACATTGCGGTGATAGCCAGTCGAGATCATATATCGGTCATTTATCAATTAAGATTGAAGACGGGCTGTTCTACTGCTTTCGTTGTGGAGTATCAGGTAAATTATCCCAGGTTGACTTTATAGACGTACTAACACAACACAATATAGAATGCCCAGAAACGGCATTGTACGCCCTGTCAGTAGACGAAAGAGAGTATAGTAGTACCAACTATCAGGATAGCAGATACAGCCTCTTAGATCGTCACACAGACAGTTCTGGTAATGTAACAGTCCCTATGAGAGACATACACGGTAACGTTACCGGATACCAACATAGGACACCAGACAAACGTATACATACGGAAGGGGTAAGGGGTTATGGTTATGTAGGCACCTCGCTGGTTAACACTGACTATATAAGAATTGTAGAAGGTCCTTATGATGTTGTATATCATAACGATGTGTGTATTTTTGGTTCTTTGTCTTATGGTATGGTACAGCGACTGAAACTGTATACATTGTTGTTAGCACCAGACAGTGATGTTATAAGGCAAAGGAGCAAACTACAGTCGTTTGTTCGTATGGTTGACAAGCTACTGGTAAAGGGTTATAATATAAAGGGAGTAGAAATATTTGAAAGAGGGTATGATCCAGGGAGTGTATATGAAGAAAACAGACAAAGAACGGTGTTATCAGCAGAAGAATTTATCAGTACCGCTAAACAGAAGTTACAAAGTGGTACCGATAAACAGTAGATCATACCGGGTTGTGCTGTATACTAATGGTAGTTTCATAACACAGTATTTTTATAAGACAGAGAAGGGTGCTATTAACAAGGGTGAGAGATATGTGAAAGAGGGTAAATAATGCGTGTATTAGTAGCTTGTGAATATAGCGGAATAGTTAGGGATGCTTTCACAGCAAAAGGCCATTATGCGGTTAGCTGTGATCTACTACCAACAGAGAGCGAAGGGTTACACTATCAGGGTGATGTTAGAGATATACTATACGAGGAGTGGGATATGATGATAGCCCACCCTCCCTGTACTTATTTATCTACTGCTGGTGCTCCTTGGTTCAATGAAGAAAAGCACGGTGATAAAGCTAGAGAACGTAAGCAGTTAAGGTTAGGAGCTATAGACTTTGTACAACTATTGTGGAATAGTGGTATACCGAAAATAGCAATAGAGAACCCTGTAGGTTATCTTAGTAGTATGTGGCAAAAACCGTCACAGATAGTACAGCCTTATTATTTTGGAGATACAGAATACAAGAATATATGTTTGTGGCTAAAAGGTTTGCCGTTACTAGAGAAAACTAATGTAGTAGAACCTACGGTATACGGTCTTCGTAATAATAAAAAATACAGTAAGATTTATTTTACAAGTAAAGCTAGTTCAGCAAAAGAACGTAGTAAATTTTTTGCTGGTATAGCTAAAGCAATGGCAGATCAATGGATTTAGAAAGGTAATAGAATGAACATCATAGAGTATGGTAATGATACAACGTATATGATAGTATTTAGTAATGGGGTGATTGATAGTATCAGGGAACAGTTCATAGAATGTATTGTCATTGATCTGCAAGCAAAGACGGTACCAAACACTAAAAGGTTTTATGCCGAACTAGAGACAGAGATAGAAGAGTATAACCCTGATCGTATATTGGCTATTGGTACTGTAGCCAGTAAGGTATTGTTACAGGAGAGGTACACAGACATTAGAAAATGTCACGGTGGGCTATTCAGTATGACCGATGGTAGCATAGTGGTACCTGTCTATGAACAGTATGCTGATAGGGATATAGAGCGAGCTAAGATATTGCAGTATGAAGTACCAGAATACTCCGAAGTAACTGAGCTACCAACGTTAGAGGGTGCTATATACCTTGATATAGAGACAGACAGCCTAGAAGCTAATACGATTACATCTATACAGATAGGGGATAACAGCAATGTGTATTATATTGCTAGCCCATCGTCTAAATTACTCAGTGATCTATATGATTACTTGTTGTTAAGAAAAGGCGATAAACTGATAGGTCACAATCTCATATCGTTTGATCTGCCAGCATTATCAAAACACACAGGTTGTGATTGGTTAGACATCCCTGAGATATACGATACAATGATCTTAGCTCATAACCGTGGTCTTAAGCCTTTGGGATTGAAACATCTAACAACTATGTATACTGATGTAAACAACCCTGATGCTTATGCACAGGCTGCACATAGTTTTGATACTGTATATGCGGTTGCTGATATTGTAGCTACCAGGGCATTGTATCAGCGATTAGTACGTAAGGGTATCCGACCCATTGATACCCTGGCAATGCAGACAGCTATAGTGTTTCAAAGGGCACACCAAAGGGGTATAGCAGTTAATAGAGATACCCTGCTAACGGAACAGTATAAACTACAGGTAGAGACTGAACAGTTATGGGATCGGTTAGAAGAATTTGGTTTTATAAATTGGCAATCTAACAAGGAAGTATCTGAATTTCTAACTGATATGGGTATCCCATTGACAGAACTGACACAAGGGGGAAACTACAGTGTAGCAAGTAAAGTGTTAGAAGATCATAGGGACTGGCAAGTAGTGGATACACTGCTAAAGTATAGAGAAGCTACAAAGCTACTGTCTACGTTTTATGATAAGTATGTAGAACTAACGGCGGATGGTACAAGTACGATACATCCGTCTATGTTGGTATGGGGGACTGATACTGGAAGGTCTAGTTGTAAAGACCCTAACCTGCAGCAAGTACCAACAGAGGTTAAAGGGGTATTTGTTAGTAGATATGAAGGTGGTAGCATTGCACAGTTTGATCTAGCACAATCAGAGTTACGGTGCGCTGTACTTGTTAGTGGGGATACCACAATGTCAGAAGCATTGCAAAATTCTGATTATCATAGAACTGTTGCATCAAATGCTTTCGGAGTACCTTACGATGAAGTAAGCAAAGAACAAAGGCAGATAGCTAAAGTTATTAGCTTTGCTGGAATTTTATATGGTGGTTCAGCTAAAGGTATTGCACAGTCAACAGGTGCTAGTGTAGATGTATTAGAGAAAGCCGTACTAAATGTTAAAAATACATTTTCTCATTTAGCACAATGGCAAGATGAGCAAATAGCACGGGCATATCGGACACATAAGATCGTAGCACATTACGGATTTATCAGAGATGTTAGCAGTATGGTAGATGGTACCGTGTACTGGAAAGGTAGGGTTAAACGTGCTGCAATGAATACGCCTATACAAGGTTTGTCGGCATTCATATGCTACGAACTATGCTGTTATATTGATAGGGAACTAGAGAATATGAATAGCTGTTTCATTGCGCAGGTACACGATAGTGTATTCATAGACGTGTATCCAGGTGAAGAAGATCGTATAGAAGATATTTGCAAGGAAGCATTCCAGTATCTAAATGATACGCATCTTAATAAATTGCCGGGGTGGAACCTTATAGCTGTAGAAGGTAAATTGAGTTATAACCGAACGATGAAAGATGAGAGTGAAGAAGTAATTAAGTTGACAAGCGAAAGGGATAAAGAATGAAGTATATTGATTGTGGATACCTTGTATACCAATATGTTTATAAAGGTGGTTATGAACAATGGGTGAAAGATCGTGCTTTGTATAGTAAGTATGCAGGCTGTGTGCTAGTAACTGAGGGCTTCTCATCTATACGTAAAGAGTTATTTCCCTGGTACAAACAGAATAGGGCTGTAGATCAGCTAACACTAGACCAGATAGAAGCACGTAAAAAGGCCCAAGAAATATGGCGTGATGTAAATGATAATGCCATATTTCAAACCGTCTATAACCCCCTTTTAGAAGCAGATGACATACTAGCTATTAAAGCATTACAAGGCTTTATAATAGTAACAAATGATAAAGATTTGAGCCAACTACCTGAATGGTGCAACATTGAGAAACTAGACGGTACCCCACTAAGAGATAACCTCTATGCAGGGTTGCCTAAGTCTATGCACCATTTAGAGATGACACCAGATCGTTATTTGCTAACACTATGTTTATATGGTGATAAGAGCGACAATATACCGCGATTAATACCAAAAGGTAGGAAGGCAATACAGGAAAGTCTTACGATCTATGAAGCGGTTAACCCTTGGGAAGTAGCATATAACTTGTATGGTACAGCATTACTAGATAATCTCTATGCTGCCATACTTCCCAACCCCTATGCTTTGCAAGGAATGGTATTAGATAGGGAAGATGTATACAATTTAGTAAAAGAAGGAGAATACAACCGATATGTATTTGAACACATTTAGTGGGTATATCAACGAGGGTACTACTTGGGATAAAGTAATCAGTAAAGCGGAACGTTTAGAGCTACTAAGATCGCAGCGTATACCGTATGAACTTGTTAGTTCGGTATGGCTCTATAAGTGGTTCTTAGAGGCAGAAAAAGAGATATGTCATATGCAGAATACTCGTTTCGATTTAGTGGAGTTATCTGCAGATGTACACATTGCATACCAACGGAAGGACTATACAGAATTTAAGGAACTGCTACTAGAGTTTATCAAGGAAGGTAGGTACTAATGGACTGTTATGTATATATACGTGTAAGTACAAAGACACAAGCAAAGCACGGGTATAGTTTGGGTGGGCAAGAAAAGATGTGTTTGGAGTATGCTAAGAAATTAGGGCTTAACGTGATCGGTGTAATATGTGATGTAGGTACCGGAAGTAAAATGCAACCGGGTATGCAGAAGATACTAGATAGTGATGTACCAGGGATTGTTGTATGGGCATCGGATAGGTTAACTCGTTGTCCCGAAATAGATAAAGAAATTCGTAGGCGTAAATCTGTATTTATAGCAGATGAGTTAGAGAGAAGGTTTATGAAGGAACTAGAGGAGATTATTAAATGTTCTATGGGGTAGCTATCACACTATGGTTGTTAGGGTTATGGTTTACGTATGACGCTATGAACTTTATGGGTGCGAGTAATCCACTAATCACAGCATTTATAGTGCAGGTGGTGTTATCCTTCGGGCAATCACTGATAGTAAACGAAAGATACCGAACATTACCACAAACACAACAGAAGATCATACTCTTATTTGCTACAGTGTTTATTAGTTTAGATGTGTGGCTTAACTATAGGGGGTTATCGGGCAAACTTGGAAATTTACACGCTATAATGCCTACACAGATACAGCAACAAATAGACGTTGTAACGTTTAACAATTTAGCACAATGGTTTGCTGCTGTTGGTATATCGGTACTGGCTGAAATACTGTTTAATGTAGGTAAATCACATAGAGTAAGGGGAGGTCATATGCAATGAGTGAAGGATTAATCATAGCTCTGTTGCTATTCTCCCTATTGCTTTATGAATGGGGACTATTACAATGGAGCTACAACATAATGAAAAGGTTCTTTTACTGGCTCTTTCGGTTACTCTATCAGTGGTACTTGTAGGGGTATGGCAAACACTGGCTATAGTGGCTGTGTATGCCACGTTAAGGGCATTGTATGTTTATAGACGATACTTTGTACAGGTACAGAAAGAAAGGCCTATACAGGCTGATATGCTACGTTTAGCAAACAATGTACAGGTACCTCTGCAGCAGCTATCATCTATGGGTATATCTGGTATGCCAGGATCAGGTAAAAGTACATATGCAACGTACTTACTGAAACAAGTAACGGGTATCCCCATATATGTATTAGATATACATTACCCTGACCAGCAGAGTTTAGGGGTAAGGATAGAGAAGGAAGGTATACCCGTTAAGATATATAGCGATATAGATGACATAGACCAGCATCTATCAGAGATGAGAGAGGGAATAACTGTCATAGATGAGTACACATCTTTGTTAAGGCAAAAGCCGACACTTAAAGCTAAGGTACTCGACTATGTACAGCAAGGTAGAAAGTATAAATGTTACATATGGCTTATAGGGCAACATTGGAGTAGTAAATCGGTAGGGGGTACCGATATTAGAGATAGCCTTGTATCATTTGCAGCATTAAGGCAGAGGGTAAAGGATGGTAGAATGTCTACGGGTATAACTGATATACCTGATACTGGTAAGTTAAAGCATAGCGAAGTATTGCTTGTGGTGTATGGTAGTGGTATACAGGGAGTGTATACTTATGATAGTAAATTGCTATCAAAGGGGTATTGACAAGTGGTGTCAAAGGGTTTATACTTGATTACAGAGTTAAGTAATACACAAGCAATGAAGGAGATTACTGATGATTAGAATGCTTATAGCACATTCCGTAAATGGTTACAAAGTTTTCAAAGACTTTAGACCAGTGGGTTACATCACAGCAATAGAAGACAAGTACGAGGTATACCGTTATTTAGAAGATGGGTCGGTATCACCACACGGTATAATGACATTCCAGGAAGCACGTAACTTGTTTGAAGCACTGTATAACTGATATTGTTAAGAGCCTATCTCTGATAAGAGCCTATCCCATTACCGGGTAGGCTCTTTTTATGTTTTAAGAGTTAACCTATAGTAGCTTACGTATAGTAGCATACGGGTAGGGGAGTTAACGTGTCTTAAAATGGCGTACAGTGCCCTTTTTGAGCATTCTATGGTGTGAGTACTTTAGTTAGTATGATAGCTTTGTTATTAGTACGATCAAGGTAGATACAAAGGTTATCTTCATCTGTTAGGGTTATAGATGTAGTACCATCACTGTACTCCCCTGAATTGATAATGTCAATGTCTTGGTCTAAACTACTGGAATTAGCGCTTCGCAGTGCGATAATTTGTGCAACACTATCTATTGCTTTTGTATTAACTAAAGTAGCACCATCATAAGCCTCTAAAGTAGCGTTTAATATATCTATTTCAATTCTAGTAGATGTACCATTAAGAGTTATGTAATTGAAATATACATCTATAGCACTTGCAGAGGTAAGCGTAACTGGAAAAAATAACCATAAGTCCTTTAAAGTACCTTTTATATTGTTTTTAACTATATTATTATTTAGTACATAGGTTGTTAAGCTATCTATAGTAAATTTCTTCGTAGTTTCGGTACTGCTATCTACAATTACACCGTAGTCAGTACCTTCTAAAGAAGTAAGATCGTCAAAGTCTATAATTCTATCTGGCATAGTTACCCCACATATATACCGTAACAAGCATTAAAGGCTATAAACCCAAAAAATACTTCATTTGACGCTAGCACAAAGTTAGTTACACCACCTACACCTGGTTGTAGTAGCGCAGCACCCCCGGATGGGTCTTCTATAGTAATATTATAAGCACTATTATTATATATGACAAGTAAGTACTTACCTGTATTATCATATTCTACTGTAGTACCTCCGCTTGTATCAGGGTTTGTAAGGTTATAATAAGCAAGTACAGAGGTACTATCAGGTGATGTTAGGGTTACAGTACCAGAAGTTGCACTTAAGTCTTGTGCAATTAGTTCAAAGCTATCATCAGCAACGGTACTGACACCGCTTATAAATATACTAGAAACAGCCATATAAGATGCAATAGCATCCATACCAGTACGCTTTGTGGTATCATCAGTATCGTCTACTATTACGGTATCATCAGCATCAGCTAAGGATGCAAGATCAGTTAATTCAGATATTTTAGGCATTATGTTTCTCTCTTTATAGGGCTATTTGATTACTATCTTCTGTCAATATATCGAGTGAACTTTCAGTTAACAATAAATCAAAGGGTGCCTGACCATCAAACGTATATGTACCATAGTTCGTTGTATCTGCACTCTCCCATCTTAAGTTAACTTCTTTGCTAAACTGATGGGTATATGGGCTTTCTACACTTTCAACCCTAAACCGATACCCTAAAGCGAGAAACCAATCTCCTGTAGCCGGGTTATTAGCTGATGTAGGTACACCAGGATTAACATATTTAGGTACAAAGGCTTTCCAAGTCTGAACCAGGATGTATTGATCTGCACTTTCTTTCAATTCCCTTTGTGTACCTATATACTCCACACGGCAAGAAAAAGTATCCTGCTTTGGATTAGCAGTATTAAAATCAGGGTTACTCGTAGCAGGAGTATAGAGTTTAGCTTCTGTTGGGTATGAGGCAAGCACTACGCTATATATAGATTGTAATTCAGTATCCGATAGGATGACGCTCATAGATACTCCTATAGTCATCATAATCGCTCATATCAATGCTGTGTGTCTGTATCATCTTATGGTACATCTCTGCTAGTTTCTCCAAAGTTTCGATACGATCAAAACGACTAAAGGTACCTTCTGATACAGTCATAGAATATTCGTTCTTTATCTTAGCAATTAAGATGTTACACGTTAGATATGCAGCGCTATAAATGTCATAATAATACCCATCCCACAGGTAAGCACAGATACTATTATCTGGTGTAGTCAGTGTAAATACCCCATTGGTAAGATCAGCGGTATGTGTTAGGGTATTATTATTTTCATCTTTAATAGTAGGGGCATTAGTATCACCTTCCCAGTAACCTGTACTAGCCCGCCAGTATTCCCCATCTTTATCTAATTTAGTTAGCTTATGCCGGATAACCCTTTGCCCATTTAGGTCTAGTATATCCTGGTACTGATCTTCTGTAAGATCATTGTTTGACGTATCATATACCAATAACTCTAAAGTATTGACAAGGGATACCATACCTGTACGTACTGCCATTTATATCACTCCCCTAAAGATACCTACCTTCTCTAAAGTGCAGCGGCAATTTATATGGATCGGAGGTACTACGCTTGACATACGAGCAGCTATATCTTCTACACTATCATCTGAAGATACAACAAAAGTAGTACCGTCCTTATCCCGGCATAGCTTACACGTTTTACTATCCCGGATAGCGTTTAGTCTATATGTACGCCTTTCGGGTTTCTCTTCCTGTTCCCTTAGTCTAGTTTTTGTCCTACCGCCTATTCTACGGGCTATATTAGCAATACCCCTAGCAATAGCACCTATACCTCTTGCTATAGCACCTAACATCTATTACCCCCATATTTCATCAATCAGACCATTGTAAAGCATCATCATACCCGTAGCACACATAGCGGTTAACCGTGTGGTTTCAGTTACCGTAATTGACAATGCTCGCTCTTTAGTCAATGGTTCATCATTCTCTTTTAACAAAGCTATTAGATCAGGTACAAAGCTATCAGCAAAGGGGTTAAGCACTTCAATGTATAGATCATACCAGGGTACATCAACCTCGAATTGTTCATCACCCACATTATCTGATACATATGTAGCTATGATCTGGTAATACGTATCGAGTAAAGGTTTCTGTAAATCGTTAAGAGTACCGTTAGCAAAAATGGGTTGTATGGTGGCATACATCTGCTTTTCATACTTGTCTAGGTCTGATAGCTTTATAGATTTATGAGCGTGGTTACCCGATATATCATCAATCTTCTTTGCTATCTTCTTCGTCTGTATCATCTTCACTGGTTTCACTGGTTTCGCTGGTTTCTTCTGTTTCATCTGATACCCCTTCCTCTTCCTCTTCTGTCATTGCTTTATCGCTATCATCTTCTTTATCATCATACATCTTCGCATAATCAAAAACAGACTTCAGAGCTTCAATGCTAGACTGTAGTGATCGCATAGTAGTTTGATAACCTTCAATTACTTCTGATTGATCTACTGTGTTAGATGCTAGCATATCTGTATCTACTTCTATACCAACTATAGCAAGTGCAGCATTAACAGGTACTCCCATTGCTACATATCGATCAACCACTTTAGCCTTTGCATACATCTCGATAACATCTGTTGGCAGATCAACCGTTGACAGGCTATCTATACGCTGATTAACTTCTGCTATCTTCTCTGCTAACATTGCCAGTGCATTATCTATCTGCAATGTGTATTCATCTTCCATTTATTGCCTCTCTCGCTTTATGTGTGAGTGCATAATAAAATACCTGATTACAATCACTTAGTGTATATTGTGTACTAAGCGTTATAATCAGGTATTTAATAATTTCTTAAAATAATACCTACGGCTATATACTGACTAGTGCAAGTTCTTAATTGCTTTCAGAAACTTAGATGGGTAAGGCAAACGTATAGATTTATTATCTGGTACTTTCGTACGAAGTACCTCTTCTGGTTCGGGTATCGTTACAGATTCCGCTATAATCTCTTCTTCTATAGGTTCATAATCTAACATAGCACGTGCTTCATTTTGTAGCAAAATATCTTTACCTTTAATCAATGTTGCTAGTGCTTGCGCTTTCTCTAGTTCCTGTTGCTGGTATACTTCTAACTTCTTAGGCTCAGGGATAAATTCTAAACCATATGGTGCCAGCAATTGCATATTGATCTGTTCAAATATGAATTCTGTTTCAGGTATGATTGTGTGCGTATAGAAGTTTATACGATCTGACAAAGATGTAGCATAGTTTGCAGCATCAGCACTTACAAGGCTGTGAGGTATACCTAACGCTGCACAAATATGTTTCTCTCTGCGTTCGGTTATATCATTATCCTTTAGCTCTTCTATGCCAGCACCTATAACAATAGGTTCAACCTTACTAGACAATACAGCCGTAGTCCACGCATTGCGTATACCTGATAGCATACTTTGAAACCAGTTTGTTAGTTCGTCTTTATGCTTTTGGGTGGGGTTACCTTCTACACTTAACACAGTAGCTTTAATGGCTCCCCTATCAAAATACCCTGATGCAAACCTATCTATACCATAAAGGGTAGCAGCACTATTAGCAGCAACATAAGCGGGAGCTACACCATACCATCCTTCTGATCCTACAGACGGAAGTTCAAAAGATACTAATTCATCTGGTTGGAATTGTATATGCCGACCACTATATACACTATCTATACCAGCCCAATAATCATAGCGTACAAGTCCTTTACCAGACTGATAGAAAGGCTGTACCAATGTAGGCAGTAACCATACTGGTACAGGTATTCTATTCTCTATATCTTTTGTCCAGTATGCTCTACCATACAAACATATAGCCGCTTCAGTTCGGTATATGAGCTTGTGTATATTCGATATGATAGGATCATAGATAGCATTATCAGATACATCAGTACCATTACGTTCTACTCTGTATGGCATAGCCGCTATAGTCTTTGCTCTAATGTCTATAGCCCGGTATAGATATGGTACTGATGTATAGAGTTTATATGTGTCAGAGAGACTATTTGACGATACAGACCGCCAGTAATAGTCCTCATCTGTATATGTTTTCTTACCGTCAAATAGTCTAAATGGCATAATAATCCCTTAAAAGTATTCTTTGATCAGCGTTTTGATATAGTTAACCCGTGTAGCAAGCCAAGCACGATCATATACCTGATCGTCAGAGATATCAGTATCAGCAAGCTCTGCAATACCTACAAGGATATCCCTCATACTAGCACCATTAGATACCCCTGCCATATTATTACGTGTAGCGTCATCTGCTGCTGCTGCAAGGTTTTTACCTTTTACCCGAAATGTATCAATCGCTTGTACAAATTGTTTACGTGCTGTGCTTACATCTGCTGCTAAAGGATTGCCATTAGTTACAATGTTTTCTGTAGCCATTATGTTTCTCCATTATCTATACAAACGGGTAGGTTAAACCAGACCCACTATTATATAATTCTGTTCTTTCGCTCGATGTTAGTATTCTTTTCCAAAAGCCAAATTCATCTATACGTCCATTCATATAGAAACCAACTGCTTCCCCTATGTTAAATCTTGCAGTAGTAGTAGAAGGGGGTGATATACCTGTTGCTGTTACTACGGTTCCATTGTTTGATTGTATATTTAACGTATTCGCTGCGCTATCATACCAACAAACAATGAAGTACCAGGTAGACAAGGACGGTGTGCCTAGGCTTGTATCTTCTACAACAGATAACGAGGGGTTGAATACTGCGAATTTTATTCTATACGGGCTAGAACCTCCCATATATATTTGATATTCGCTCCCACTACCATCACGTTTTGATGCTATGATATTAGCAGTTAAACTATCAAAATATACCCAAAAGGCTATAGTAAAGTCTATGTCCCCTGTTTGCAATGAAGCGTTATTTGCTACACTCAAATATTCGCTATTTGCTGCAACAAAGTCACCTGCATTACTGATTTTACCTGTAGCACTACCAACGGTATTATTATCGGTTAGATCATTGCTATTAGATGTTTTATCGAAACGTGTCCCACTCGTTTCATCCAAGTTCCAATAAGCATTTAGATCATTCAGCAATGTACTACTTGTAGGAAGGGTATCAAAGGGATATGATAGGCCTAGCCCGTTATCATATAATTCTACACGTTCCGCGGAAGTAAGTACACGTTTCCATATGCCCACTTCATCTATTAACCCATTAAAGCAATATGTATTATTAGATAGGAACCGACCAACTTCAAATACTGCTGTATCTACTGCAACCCCTGTGCTATGTGCTGTTGTGGAGGTAGGGTTTGTAGCGCCATCAAATAGCTGTAGATTGATCGTATCGTTTGTCGCATCGTGCCAGGCTACTACAAAATACCAATCACCTGTCTGTGTAGCGGGAAATGATAATGTTGTAACTCCAAAGCTAGAACCGTCCCAGACAACAAAACGTAGAACTTCGGTACTGTCTAACCAATCAACCAGGTATTCCTCTGCACTGCTGTCATACTTGGACACTAGTCCCATATGGTCGGGCAAAGAAGTAGCCTTGAACCAGAAAGCGATAGTAAAATCAATGTCACCCATTTGCAGTACTGTGTCATTTGGGTGGCGCAGAAGTTCGTTATTGGGTCGTATAAGTTTAGCGGCATTATTAATAATACCTGTACCACTGCCAACAGTGTTTATGGCTGTTAGGTTGATACTATTTGCAGTACTGTCAAAACGTGTTCCGCTTGTTTCATCCATTTTCCAATAGACTACAAGATTGTTGAGTAAATCTGACTGTCCCCCTTTAAACCTTTGTTGCTGTAGCCAGTACCATTGCAGTGCTTGCTTGTATAGTGCTGCTTGCGCAGTGTAAACTGCTTGTGTATAAGGCATAGCAAACTCCTTCACATATAGAGCGTACTACCTTGTTTATAGTACGCTCTATACAAGTTGTCTATACCACTTCTGTTACACTAGCAAGGTGATCTACTGCTACATACCGTGCTTCATAAGCAAGTCCAACAGCAGATATTTGAGCACCCGTACTACCATTACCAATAGTGACAACGAGAGCAACGTGTGTATAATCCTCTGATACTTCCGTAGCATCAATTTCAATGACTACTTGCTCATTGTCGTCAGTAGCGGTTAGCTGAGTAATTGAAAAGCCTGTAATATCCTGTGCTGATGTACCACTACTATCGGTAGCTTCCTGCAATTTAGCGTCTACAGTAATATCAGTTGCCCCTACGTTAAGGATAAAAGATACTTTTCGATACAAAGACATATCTACCCAATCACTCGTAACGCTATTGTTATTGAGCAATTGAGGGTCAACAGTAGCCGCGATACTAAAGTTTTCAGTCAAGTAATAATTCATTATGTGTTATCTCCCTATAAACTACGCAGTGCTAGACTGTACAGCAAAGCTAACCGTTTCATCACTCGTTGGGCCAATAGGTACAGCAGCATTCATCAATGGTTGCCCATCAGTACGAATAGTTGCACGCCATACCGTCTGACGTTTACGGAATGCTACGTGTTCAGACATTGCAATTTCAAGTTGCAAATCTTGCCCAATAACATATTTGTTAAAGTCTACTAGCATCAAACCAGCATTAGTATAACTATTACTCAATACTTTAGTTCGGTACATTGGCATACCAAACAGCATCGGAGTAATACGTCCGTTAATATCAGGCAAGAATGTAAGAGCACTATCATTATCTGCATTCAATGACATAATATCTTCATAAAGCAGAGGGTTGATAAGCCATACCGCTGTATCCACACATTCAGGGTCCAGACGTACATACATAGAAGCAAGTTCAGCTACCGTAGGGCCAGCAGCAGTTACATCAACGCTAATAGTAGCGGCTGCATTCTGTACCCCTAAGGGTTTACCTACACCATCACCACGGATATACGCATAATCTTCAGTGTATGCAGCAGCAGCAGTAAACAAACGCATAAGCAATGCCTCAAGGCCGATAGCATTATTGTCTAGCAGTTTATTAGAAACAGGCACACTAGTAGTTGCTTCATTGCTGCGTAGTTCAATCTGTCTGAATTCAGGTTCAGACTGTGTATCGGTTGCCCCTTCTGCTGTCCAGTACATCTTAAGACCACCCAACAGCGGGTCGTGTCCAGCATCCCACGTCTGATTGTAATCAATAGCTGGAATTTCAATGTTACCGAATGGGATGGGTTGTACCATTGCTCGTGGACGTACAATCTCCATACGCTCAATGGTAGCCATAAACTGGTTCAAAAACTGCTGGGGTACCAGATAACCCCCGTCCGTACCAGTAAGCGTATTAAGGTCTTTCATAGCATTAGCAGGATGTTCATTGTAAACTTGTTCGATACGTTCGTAATCTTTCTGTGCTACTGCTTTGAGAAAACCACCAAAAGAAGTTGCTTCATTCTCTTTGCTACCCCCTCCGACTTTACCCGTCTTAACATCTTTCGTGTTCTGCCACATTTCAAGGAGTTGATCAACTTTATCATTGTAGTCTTTAAGTGTAGCCTGCAAGTCTACAATGTGCCCTTCTTCTACATCCTTTGCTGTGTACTTCTGATCTTCTGCCATTTTGTTGTTTTCTCCACTTAAATCTTTAACTTCCGATATTCCCAGTGTTTTACTTTCGGCAGGAGTTACCGTTAAACTAATCTCTCCTGCTATCCAGGTTTTTAAGTTACCTTTATCATCTTTCTCCAACGTGTGAGGTAATGCCCCTGTACTTAAGCCAAGTCGTTTATTAGCTACTAACTTTCTGATACCTTCCAGGTACTTGTTAGATTTGTCTAGCTCTAATTCAAACCATACCCCAACGTCATCAATGCTATAATCTGTAACTTGACCAATGTTACCCTTTACCGTTTCCATATTATGCGAGTAGTAGACAGGCATACCCACAGGTGATCTCTTAAATCCTAGTTCAGTATCCGGGCTAAAGGTATCCCCTACAAGATCAACGGTACCGAATACAATACCATAACCTGCTACCTTTACATATTTTTCATCTTCACTTATAAACTTAACGTGCATAGACTTGCTGCCTTTATCAGGGTTGAATGCCCAGTTTCTTAGTGATATATCCCGTTTACTATATGGGCATTCTTCGCTTACTTTCTCACCCTGTTCACCGTTCTTCATACGTTCTATAAATCCAATCGTCTTATTTGCATCTTTAATATCGTTATCTGTCCACTCGCTTTTCTTCTTTCGTAATAGTCGTAGGTTACGCTTTATATGTGATCTGTCTAGAGATGCTTTCTTACTACATTCTGTCTCAGACCAACGTTCTAGTTCAGAAGCAGACATATTTACGGTGGCTTTATATTTACTAAATACTTCATTCAATTCATCTTTATCTGGCATAGACTATCCTTTGTCAGTACTGCGAGTATTAGAGCCTAAACGGTTTTCAATTCTAGTAACTCTCTGTTCTAAAGTATGTAGCAATATAGCTTGACCTCTAAGTGTTTCAGCTATTTGATCCTGTGTTAACGCTATACGCTCGAATAAATCTTCCTGTCTGTCAAAGTTATTCTTAAAAATAGGTGCTAGTGTTCGTAGTGCCAAATAACTTATAACTAAAAATGCTAAAGGGAAACTAACTTCCCCTAACGCTGCAATGAATTCAATATCTAGAAATTCCATTATTCATCTCTGTATATTCCGCTGGAATGTATATATCCTTTTCCATAGTCTGATAGTGTCTGATACCATACGTCACTACCTGCTACCATTTGCCCTTTAACTTTAGCGTGTATGTATTCTCTATAATCAGATGGTAGTGTTAGGATCACCCGACTATCTGTACTTGCTCCCTCTCTAATAGTAGCTTTACCATTATGCACTACCCGGTACCACCCGGATAAAAAGTCTTTATCTTCTTCTGGTTCAGAAGGTTCTACAGGCTTGTATGTACCATTTCTGTACTCTATGACATAGGGCATAAGTTTTCCAGGACAAGGAGTATTTGATAGTTCCTGGTGCCCTACGACATTATCTGCAGGTATACCGTATTCCACTCGTAACGTATTAACTAAGTTAAATAAACTAGTAACCTGATCTTCTGTAGGCTCTTCATAACTCCCTAACGGGCAAAGGATACCTAACGTATGTTGGTTTCCCCATATGTTAGCTGTGTGGTAGCTCTGCCTTATATCCCTTGTCTGATACTGGTTCCCCCATTTATCAACAACATACGTATATGCTATGCTATCGTTAGGGATATTTGCTATATGATAACGGGCATAGCTTTGTAAGATAGCTATTAGCTGATCTTCATTGTTATACTGTGTTGCTACAGGTGGGCCCGCAGCAAAGTGTATAGTGATACCTTCAACCCTTTGCATATACGGTTGCTTCCAATTAGCTGTAGGCATTATGTAGGTAATATTCTTCAATCTTAACTTCCTTCTCTACTGCCATATTACAAGTGGTACATCGTCTTGTCTAACGGCTTTATATGCCAGTGCTAGACTGATCACCATATCATCATTGTATCCAGCAGGGGCATTGTATGTTATAGCCCCTAAACTAGACTTCTTGCTTTCATATACCGCTAGTTCATCAACTAATTGTTGACTATGATCTAACGTCTTGTCTACAGATATAGTCCCTTGTTCGATAGCAACAGCTAAGTTTTCAATGATCTGCTTCTTACTACTATTAGTCGTATGGAAGGGTTCTATAGGTAGATTGCTACCTGTTAGCTTCTCCACAATAGGAGCAGATAGGCCATTGTCTTCAATGACTATAACTTCGGGTTTATACCGCTGGTACAGTTCAATGATAGTAGCTATCTGCCTATCGAAACTCATATCTTTGTATACTCGCAGATCAATCACTGAGGTACCCTGCATAACGGTAATAGATGTGTTGTCACCTGATCTAGCAAGGTCTATACCAAATACACAGATACCAGAAGGGTTACTTGTAGGCTGTAACAATGCAGACAAGTTTGTAAATACTCCCTGATCACTTTCTAGGAAGTGTGCTAATATCTCTGTTCTGAATACTCTTTCTGGTAATGCTTCCTTTAGCTGGTCTAGTTCGTCTTTATCTATAAAAGGATTGTCGTAAGTGGTAGCTCTAAAGCTATGCCATAAGTATGGGTTACGCTTTGCTTCCTGGTATAGGTGGTAGAAGTCATTATATCCATTTGGTGTACTGATAAACAGTGCTTGCCCTTTTAGATCAATCAATGTGGGACGTATCACTTTATTAAATACGTCTTTTAATGCTTTAACATATGCCGCTTCATCTATGACTACAAAAGCATATCTTTGCCCTCTAACTTTATCTGATGTATTCTCGTTTTCGAGTGACCAGTAAGTTATGGTTGACCCGTTAGGTAACAGGATACGTTTATTCTGTCTGTCATACCTGGCTATAGGTTCTAAAATAGTACAAGCACGATCATACATTGATGTTAGCTGTTTATAACTGATACTGAAGTACGCAGTATCATAACCAGTATCTAAGGCTTTAGTGATTACTAGGTCTGTTCCTAATAGGCTCTTCCCAACCCTTCTTGCTGCATTTACCGTTACAAAGCGGTATTTGTTAAAGCTACCTTTTATCTCACTTTGCAAAGGGTATAACTTAGGTAGCGTTATCGTTTGCATATTCTACCATTGCCCCTAACTGATTAACTTTATATTCTGCATATTGTTTATCAAACACTTTACTTTCAAATGGGCTAAAAGTATGCCACCCTATGTAATAGTGTTTGATTCCTTCAAAGTATTTAACTATGTAGTACATCGTTACCTCGTGCTAATTCATCTACATACCTGACAAAGATAGTATGCTGTTCGTCTTTATCTGCTGCATTCATCTCAAGTTCTAATCGCTTTAGATTGACGTATGCAAAGACTAACTTGTTAATTGGTACACCCTCTATACTAGAAAGCTGTAATGCTTCTATCAATCTATCTTTAACAAGTTGTAATAGTTCTGTTTCGTTCATATATATTACTCCGCTTTATAGTTATGCGGTGTTTTATTTAGAGATATTTATACCTCTTACTTATACCGTACCATAATAAAAAAAGCATACCCCTATAGGGTATGCCAATGACTTAAGTTGCCTTTGTCAAGTAGACGGTATATTATGGTTTATGGTTAGGGTATACCCCGTATCAGCTAACCATTGATCTAAAGTCTTTGCCCCTTTCGATAGATTACAGTTTTTGCAAGCTAACACTACATTGTCTATACTGTGAGCGCCGCCTTTAGACAAAGGCTGTATATGTTCTATATGCGTGTTGTCTGGCGTTAGTGGAGTATCGCAGTAAGCACAATGTGTATATATCTCTGTTAAGTATTCTATCTGTGTTGTGGTTAGACGATCACCAGGGGTTGTATTGTATTTCTTGCGATAATTCCTATTTTGGTTTTTTAGCCTGTAGTATATCTTACCTCTTTCTGTCTGTCTATATTTCTTATCAGCTACCCTTCTGATCTGTAACCAACGCTCTCTGTTATCTTCGCACCAAGTAGTATGGTACTCTGATAGACGCTCTTTATTGGACTTTCTCCAAACCTTGTAGTAATCACTTTGGCACGTCTTACACCAATCGGATAAACCGTCCTTACGCCTACGGTGTTTATTAAACTCTGACACGTCCTTCACTTCACCGCACTTACGGCATTCCTTTTGCATAATCCTCTCCTTTATAAACTTACCTCTGTACTCAGTATACACTACCCACACACACTTGTCAAATAATCCTCAAAAACCTACCTGTATGCCTCACTGTGCAACGTTAACATACTAAGTGGTACCAACTATCAAGTTACTACTTACAAGCCCTTAGAATGGCACACAATTATAAACTAAGGGTTTACCCTACCTGGGATACCCCTATACCCCTTAGTTGAAAAATGACTGCATTGTAATGCCTTATAAATTTATTTAAAATGCTCTCAGGGCTTTCTATCGAAAGATAGCTATTGTACGATCAAAATAAAAAACCCCTAACCGTAATGGCTAGGGGATAACAACGTAAATTGTTTTTAATTAGAAATTCATATACACGCCTGGTTGTGTGGCGTCTACTTGCTCACACATAACAAACGTATCAAATACCCAGTGCGCGTATTCATTAAACATAAGTTTAGCGTGTGTTTCAGATACCGCTACTATAGTATACTGTACTGTTCTGTAATCTTTGTCATCTTCACTATAACCGTTACTCGCAGTGATAATATATACATTCATCGTTGCCTCTCCTATACTGTATTACTTAACTCTGTACTAAGTATAAACCCTATACCCTCGTTTGTCAATACCTTTTTTGGAGTAATTTACAAGCAATCTGCTATCTTTCGATAGAAAGCTTTCATAACAAAACCCCTGCCTATAACAGACAGGGGCATTATGGGATATTCAGTTATCGTATAGTTCGGTATTCCCAAAGGTATCAAGTGGTACTGTTGGAGTAATGGAATATCCTGTAACACTATCGCTATCCGGCTCTACCATATGTATTACTTTTTGTTCAGGTATATATACCATAACGTATTCATCACCTTCCCAAAAACCTACTACATAGTATTTATTTCCATACTCATCTTCAATCATTTAGTAACCTCTTTCCTTTATAAGCCTATACGCATTACGTATTATAAGCCTATTCATACCGGGATGCATACGTCGTATAGCAGTAATGTTTATCAGTCCCCTATGCCACAATACCAACGATGCAAGTATATGCCCAAAGTGATGGGCAGCGTATAACTGCCTAAGTGATAGATGATCATATAGGCTTTCTCTATACTCTGACCGTAGTAGTTTATCATTCATAGTTTTATCTGTTCTATCATCAAATCTTCTACGTACCGTTTAGCGTGCTTCCATTGTGGGCTATCTGGTGTATAGAATTGTTGCCCACCATTAATACTAATAATATTGGTGCCTCTAAAAGTAACGCACCAGGATATAGACTGATCTTGTATCTTTAGTGTGTATGCCATTAATGTATCTTTCTATATGCCCGCTACGTTAGTGTAACGGGCAATAATTAGTATGTATTATTCTACCCAAAGCAAAAGCTTACTTGTAATATGGTTACGTTCTGTACCATCACTAAGATACAACCTGTAATAATACCCGTCTGTAGTAATATTGATAACTTTCTTGCTTTGAAATTCTATTGATTTACCTGTACCGATATGGTAGAAAGCTTGTCGTACTGACATAAACATAGCCCGAACCTTTCTATATGCCCGCTATGATAGTGTAACGGGCATATAATAACTATTAACCTGCTGTGCAAACATACTCTATACCATTACTGGCGCAAAAGGCTTTTACCTTTTTCATCTCATCAATAGGGATGTTATAGCCGATGGATATCAGGGTTATAGTATACTCACTATCGTTTATAACCTCTTCTAAATAATCTACTTCCCAATCCCCGTACTCTAATACTTGCATACTGTCCTTACCACGTACTTTAAATGTAGGACCGTCTGATATACCACCTGTATATGATATGAAGTCAACCCGGATACTGTAACCCATTGTGTTGTTCACTTTCTTGTGTGTTTGTGTTAAACCATTTGTTTAACTTGTATTCAGTATACACCCTACACAACCACTTGTCAATACCCTTTAGGCAATAATTTGCAAGCAATTTGATATCAATATTCTAAGTTGCGCAAAGTCCAGATGAACAGTTGCTATATTCACTATCAACGGTATATCCTTTACTTTGCAAAGCATCTATCAGAGATACCTTTGTTAGTGGTTGTCCTGATCTTGCTAAAGCAGGGTACACAGTCACTCCCCGTAGCAATGGCATATACTCCAATATCACTTGCTTGTAATAATCCAATGTGCTAGCATCATTCCCTTCTGTACCCCATTGTGGTAGATTGATCGTACTAGAGATTGCATTATCGGTATACCGTTGTATGTTAGCTTGCATCTCTACCCTGTGTTTGAAACCTTCTGGTGTAGCAAGTGACAGTGCATCTGTGAATGGTTCATAAGGGTTGATCTTACCCGACTGAACTAGCTTAAGTACGTATGGATCAATTGTAATTTGTTCTTTACGTTCATTGCCTGACTGATAGCGCCATAGGTATGCAGCAGAGAATATAGCTTCACAACCAGATGATATACCACCGAAGAGCCTGCTAATAGAACCAGTCGGAGCATAAGCCCTTTTACAGACAGGTTCATTCCAATTCATACGTTTAGCATAGCTTGCTGCTGTATCATCTGATACTTGCTGCCATAGCTTATGTACTTCCTCTAGTTCGTTATTCCATTCATAAGGATAACCCCTATCCAATAACCAATTATGCAAGCCCATCATACCTAAACCGATACGCATATCAGTATGTGCAACCTGCTGCATCTCATCCATTGGGTAGGGGTTTATGTACTTGACCACCATAAGAAACTTTGTAGCAATCTCTACAACGTCTGTAAGCTCTGTGTTATTATGAATGTTTGCTAGATTGATTGATCCAATAACACAGCTATCACCATTTTTATTTGACAAAATTTCGCCACCTATATGTTAACTACAGTTTCATTCTTAGATTATAGCTGTAGATCGGACTATGCCACGTACCTCATAAATATACAAGGTACCCTGTTGGTAGTCTCTGCGGGCTTACACATAACTATATGTGCCTATCCCTCAAAGTTACCTATCTCTAGGCTTCCTTTGATATTCCAGGTTATTCGATACACATTACTGTGTAAAGGCGCATAGCAATTTACGCATTTCGCAATATCTGATTATCCCAATCATACTGAATACTAGGATCACCCCATTTAACCATCTGCTGTATATGCTTATCAAATAGTGTTACAGCGTGATTATGCCAACTATGTGTATCATCGTGGTATGCCTCTATAAATTCAGGGTCATACCGAATACTGATATTATGTACATCTAATGGAGCCGGGTAGTCTACACTCTTTGCCTTTAGTTCTGTGTATGTACTGTCCCATTCCTTTACTGTCAACCATTCCCACACGTCTTTGTGTTGCCAATGTACTGCACTATAACAGGCAGATCGCCTTGTATTCCCCTGCATAATATGCCGTGCAACTTCATTGATCATAGATACTACGGATAGCGTACCGCTAGCAGTACCTCCCAAACCATTTATGTATGCCCCTTTATGACGTACTTGGGATACCTCGTTACCTACACCAGCACCGCCAGTAAGAGCCATTGTATTTTGATATAGTGCTTTAGCCCATCCCTGTCGGTTATCAGCTACATCAAACAACATACAATTAGCATACTGTGGTTTAGGTTTACCCGCAGCATAATAAATTCTACCACCAGGAGAAAACTTCTGGTTATAGATATAATAGAATAGCTTTTGTTGTTCATCTCGACTAAAGTACCCATCAGTTATAGATACCACACGTTTACAACCAAGATAATAACTTTCGGGCAATTCCCCAAAGCTATGAAAGTAGTCATAATATTTTTTATACGCAGAATACTTACTTTCCCAAATTACTTGACCAATATCATTCAACATACATACTTCCCCTATAATCCTCAAAAACCTATCTCAAACGGCTGTTTACACAGCGCAAGCTGCTTCTAACGAACGAAACAGACTAGAGTAGTGTATTACCTCTAGTCTGTATATTTTACTTCTTAAATTGTCTTTCAACGCTCTTTCAATGTACCTGCTGATTTACGTGCCTGTAACTTATTTATATTATGCTGTGCTACTTCCTCTAAAGTAAAGCCTAGTTCATATGAAAGCACTGATAAATTCCAGAGGATATCTGACATTTCGTCTTTCAGTTTATCCAAGGGTACTTCCGTATCTTTACGAATAGCCTTAGCTACCAATCCTGCTACTTCCCCTGCCTCTGATGCTAGATTAAGAGCATTGTAAAGAATTCCCGTTTCGTAACCTGTAGCCATACTATTGTTGGCAAGTGTTCGTTGTGGGTACACAATAGTCTCTTTCGCTGCTTCCTGATAGTCATTCAGTTTCATTTGTCATCCCCCTCTAATAGACTAGCATACATAAATAGATAAACCCAGAACATCCCGTACACCAACCCGACCAATAAACCCATATTATCTAATATCATTCATTCTCTCCAATCCATTGATCCGTTTGTGGTACATATACAATGTACCCGTCTTTGTAATCTACTAGAATACCATTATAAGCTCTAACATATGCTATAGCTTTGTAATACCTCATTGCTTTAATATCTGCTGGTATATTATACATTACGTTATGTTCCTTTCTCGTTGGTACAACATCTTCGGCATTGCCTTGTAGGACGTTTAACTTGTACTGTATGATCACCCTTACCAGCAATGTATAGTGTTTCGTACTGTATGCTTTTTACGATCCTGAACCACGTATACCCACATACTCTACAAACAAAACTCATATAGTGATTAGCTCCTTACTCCAAGGCAATATATCAATCCAAGACAAGAATTCTTCCCAGTAATCGTAGCGGTGCCCTTTACGATCTATATAAATATTCCGCAATGTCTGATAATTCATTTTCATAATGCGAGTATACAAGTATGACATAGGCAAACTACCGACTAAAGTTTTAAAATCTTTCTTATGCCTCAAAGAATTTAGGTATATGAGATAAAACATATCAATATTACTAAAATCTCCTTCGGTTAGATCGCGTTTCATAATGGTATGCATTGTGCTTGTTGACAATGACACGGTATCTACTTTGTATTGATCTAACTGCATAAGGAATTTTGTGTTAGCTACAATACGGAACTTTACATCGATCATTCTAATTGCTTTAGCGTGACTATCCCCACGTTCTACTAGTTTACTTAACAGTTTACAGTCAGCGTACCCTAAGGTATCGGTAGCAAGATCGCTGTCTAGTTTGTCCAGTGATGTACCGCCATAACTTAGCCTTGCACCATATGCAGCAGGATAAAAGCCTTGTACGCTATACGTTGTAATCTCCATTGATAAAATTCTCCATTACACTTCTATGATCTTCTGTGTAGTCACACACGTACAACTCCGACCAATTGATAACATTACCGTTCTTATCACTTTCAAACACCATAGTTTCAGAAATATTTAACATATTATCTTGTACACTGCTTACACAATAATACTTGCTACCATCTTTCCATAGTGTTTTATAGCCTCTACCGTGAAGTGTTTCTATAAATTCCATTTCATACCCCTTTCACTATCTGCCTAACCCGTCTTTCACTTAGTCCATACGTTGCTGATACTTCCTTTGTACTCATACCGCTTTCAATATCTTGTATGATCTTTTCGTTACGTGTTAACCCTTCTGTGATTACTTGTTCATACCTATTTCCTAATTGCGATACATCCTCATCTAACGTTATGTTCTGCTCTATATCCATTTCACTCGTTTCCATATCCGTTTCCATTTCTGTGAGATAATCCCCGCTATAGGTTTCACCCGTTTCCTTTTTCATTTCACTATGTAAACTAACATCTGCAACTAGATAGGCTAAAGTTGCAAGTGGAATACCGTGTATTGCAGCAAGTATGAAAGACATTAGCAGCGAGTTATACACCATTTCCACACTAGCAGGATACAGCACAAACATACTATGCCCTACATTCCACAGTACCGAAACGATTACCGCCATAATGGAAACTGGTTTCGCTTTAGTGCTATCTATGAATACCAACGAAATATAAGTCATTTCAAAGGCTAGTGCTGTTATACCTGCAATGTACCAGGGAACGAACAAAAGTGAAAAGCTATAGATACCGTAGCTTGCTGATAGTGCAAGAAGTGAAATGGGTAGTAACGTTATATATTTCTGTTTCACTCCCGTTTCTCCTTTAGTTTCTGCAATGATCGTATTGTACTACCACCCTTCTTCCACGTATCTACACCATTAAACTCATACCCTTTCATCTGTTTCGCTAACTGTTTCATACCCTCTTTCGTACCTATGCATATAGATTGTAACGTTTCGGTATGGTAGAGTACCCATATACCGTATGCACAATTACCAATACTAAACTGATTGCTAACCGTTGTATGGTCTGTTACTTCGTACCAATCATACTTAGGGCGAAACTTCTTATACTTATATTCTTCATACCCAGACATATATCTCAAATACATTTCACCATACCTCCAATGCTTCCCCATATCGCTTGTAAACATCTGCAAGTACAACGCTATCTATCACGTGTTCGCTAACATTATCTGGTATCTGTTCGTATACCGATCCTGAAATGTAATTCCAGGTTTCGCTTTTATTACACCGTAGGGGCAACCCTAACACTTTACGTATAGCTTTAGGCTCTACCCGGTACACATAACTTTTTGAGAATGCTGCTATAGCCCCTATAAAGGTATGTAATTGCTCCTGTTGTGCTACACGTGCTTTAAATCGATATTTCGTAGCGTCTATGATCACATAGCTATAGTTCGGAATATGTAACGATATGCTATCCGCTATGTCTATAATATCATTCATAGAGCTATTAACTGATAGCCCTATATGTGTGTCATCTGCAAGGATGTACAAATTATTGTATCTGTCTAGTTTGCACATCCCCACAGATCGTAGAGACACATCTATTCCTATAATCATATCTATTTATCACCTCCTCTATAAGCACTAGCACTTTTACCACATCTGGTATATCAAACCATTCTAGATGTATATGGTATTCAGATAGCACATTATGAACTAAAGTCTCTATAATCTTATCGCTGATCTTCCAATACCTTACAATGTATAGTTTGTGTGGATTACCCGATTGCAAGTTCTCCAATCTACGCTTTACATTTCCAGATATCCCTACCTTGTAGAAATCTGACCCCTTCTGTTGGATTAAATATAAATACATAAGATAAACAAAACTGATACCCACTACATATAGCGGGTATCAGATATATAGATTTAGGAGTGTGTTTCCAGGTGATACCTGTAAATCGTCATATTAAATCGTTTACTTAATTCTTGTGCCAGTTCCTTCTCAACAACAGCAGCATCTTTAAGATCGCCAATATCGTGATACTGCTTATCTCCATTAAACCAGTAATCAGTTATGAAAAGCTGTTTCCCATCAATCCACGTTCCGACTACATAATACATTGTATACCTCTCTTTCTTTATATGCGTTTACTTAACTGTATATACTATAACATACCTTGCGTGTATTGTCAAGTACCTTTTTCTTTCGGTAACAAAATGTCGTACAATATGCTACCTAGTATCTTTACAAGTACTTGTGCTGCATTATACCAGGAAAAATAACCGAAAGCCATAAAAGCAAAGACAATACTATCAGCTATACTTGCTCCTATGTTACTTGTAACACGGTTGTATTTCTCATACAAGATATAATCTACTGTCATACTTATAGCAAAAGCAGTACCAGAAGCTATAGCTACAACCGGGTCACTTAGCCAGTAAGACAAAAGAGAACCTATGATCATTAAACTAATAACTAGTCCTTTATGATGATGCACATTATCACGGGTTACAAAGTCTATAGGGACTAGGAAGAAACCCACTAACAAAACCGCTTTGATCCCATAGATACTAATAACGATGTTAGCGCATACAATAGACAGAACAAACAAAATACTACTAATAATTAGCATTCAATCCCTCTACTTTACATTTCAATTCTTCATACCAGGCCATCATATAATCGTAATCATTTGCTAGATTTTTAGTTTTCCCTGATGGGTCGGGTATCCTTCTACCTGAGTATGACCACGCCATACTATCACTAGATACGATCTTATTAGATACTTTTTGTAACGCTGTTGTCTTTAACCCAAATCCGTGTAAGTTTATACCTAAATTAGAAATATGCTCTATAATCTTTATCCCTTCCTTTGTCCTTTGCCTTCTGCAAATACTTCCTAAACCCACTAACGGATATGTAATTAAATCTATTCCGTAATTATAATATAATTCAATACACGTAAGATATTCTTCTA